TTGACAAAGTACAGCGGGGTTTCGATTGAAGTTAAAATTTCTACTACTCGTTCTAAAAATTCTGTTTTAGACACGGCGGAAGTAATAAAATCTGTTAAAGAAATTGAGGCTCATATTGGTGATTTTAAAAGGGCGACTATAACGTCCGGAGATTCAGGGTCTTCAGTTCCGATTGAATTAATTAATAGCAGATTACATGTATGTAGAATATTCGAGGTGCCTATAAAGAAATTTTTAGATCAGGAAACTGTTCAGCAGGACATGTATGAGATGTATTCGCCGAATTATGATAATTATAAAAATGAAGTGGACAAAAATGTAAGGTAAATATTTGTAGCGCAAGGTGATTTTATGAAAAAAAGTAGTTCACCACATGTTTTAGGGAATATTATTAATATAAGTTATCCGCTAGTTGTAGCAATTTCTTTTTCATATGTTTGCAATAGGCTTCATGTGAGTACTGGACTTCGTGGCCTTTCAGCCGTTTTGGAATCAATAATAACTTTTTCGTCAATTGTTATTGGGTTCTATACGGCTATGTATGGTATTTTGCTAACACTGAGTAAAACTCAGCTGATGATAGAATTTAGAAAACGTAGAATTGATAGAATATTTAAATTTCAGTTGTACGATTCTTTAATTACATCGTTTTTAGTCTTAATAGTTTCGATTATTTTACAAGTAATCAAACACTATCCTGGCAAAATAGCTAATTATATTTTTATTTTTTGGATTTTTCTCATCGGATATTTTGTTGCTACAACATATCGATCAATTAGTTTGCTGCTAAAAATATTTTTTGCGCATGAAGTTGATCTTCCAATAGATCACACAAAAAGTTCTGAGGAAAAGCAAGCACAAATTAAAAGAATTAAAAGCAAAAATGGTTAATAAAAGATGATTTGCTTTTTCTTACACTCTTGGGGCACCCTTAGCGGGGTGCCTCTTTTTGCGTTTTAATATAAAAAATGAAAGTGGAGGAATTGCCGTGGATTTTCAAGAAGCAAAAGATGAACTGGAAGCCACAAGCCTAGGATTAAATCGAAAAGATATCGTAAAAAGGCTAATCACTGATGTGGTTGCCTATTTTTATACAAAAAAAGCCAGACGCTAAACGCCCAGCTTTTCTTCTAATGCTTCAGATAAAGTTTGACTAAAGTTAAGACCTTGCGCTTGTGCTCTTTGCGCTAAGTCCGCAGGAACGGTAACGTTCTTACGTACGAACTTTTGTAGTTCACGTTTCTTTGCAGAAAGGTTAGCGGTAATAACAACAATAAATTCATCATCGTCTAATGCGATTGTATTTGGTGTAGATGGTTCTGGCAGCTCCTTATTGTCATAGTTCATTTCAGCAAGCACATCGCTTGCCATGACGTACGCGTCATTAAGACCGTAACCTTCTGTAAAGGTATTTGGTAGATCAGGAAATTTAATAATATAGGTATCATGTTCATTGTGTAATGGACGGAATATAGCCGGATAGGCAATTAGTTTATCACTCATAATAAAACCTCCAATTTTAGTAGTGAGATGAGTGTACAACAACAAGGACTCATTTGAGTCCTAATTGCTTGTAGATTTCCTTGGCGGTGTAATCATCAACTTCGGTGTGCTGAGGAAGTGGAGCAGTGAGATTGTTCTTAGGGTTGAGAAGCTTAGCGTGTCGTCCACCATGTTCGTTGACGTTGACACCTCGTTTCTTCAAATCTTTAAGTAAGTCTCGCCTTTTAACCATCACCTCATCTCCTTTACACTTATTATAATACATCTAATGCGTATCATTGTCAATGCGCGTTTGGTGTATTGCATAGGGATTTCAATCGGAAGATACGGCCACAATATTAATTTAAGAGGAAACAGTATGAAGGAGACGAAGATATGAGTTACTCAGTAGCTAATCGAGATAAGCATGGAAATGCACTTGCGCCACCAGCAGCACCTCAAGTTGAACGTTTAGTACCATCACGTCATGAAGCAACAGCTAAGCAACGTGAACAATTGTATAGCCGTGTCACTGATAAGATTATGGATAGAATTAATAAAGGCGGTAGTATCACGGTAGATGTCCATGACTTTAACCAGGCTGTGATTAATGCAGCCATGCCAGATATCGAAGCGGCCGGGTGGTACGTTGAACCCAGCCGTATGTTGAATGATATCGTCTCACTAGAATTAAGTTAGCCCATGCCAAGCAAGAAGCTGACCATTGTGAATGGCCGACGTGTCCTGGTAGATGCCAAGCAACGTATCCGACAGGACAGTGATAGACAGTACAACCAACACAGACAGTCGACTAAGTCGAACTACTTAAGCTTCTATCACTCATCTCAATGGCAACACATCAGACGACAAGCATTGTTAAGAGACAATCACATTTGTCAACGTTGTGGACTAGAAGCAACACTGGTTGACCACATAATACCTAGCGAGGATGCATGGGATGGTAGGCTGGACCTAGATAACCTAGAGTCCCTGTGCAAGGACTGTCACTACTGGAAGACTAAGCGTGAGACAATCAAGCGTAAGAAAGGACAACATCGTTATATGCAGATCAATATTATTGCTGGTTATCCTGGTTCAGGTAAGTCAACTTATGTTCGTGATCATGTTGGTCAGCATGATCTAGTCTACGACTATGATGCATTGATGGCTGCACTTACTGGCCTGCCATTGCATGTACACAATATCGATGCACATGACTATGTCTCACTCATCTATGAGTTGATCATGCGAAAGCTGAAAGCAGAACAAACATTTGATAATGTTTGGATCATCATGACATATCCAGACAAGAGACTAGATAGTCTGTTGGTCAGTCGTGACTTGCATCATTACATGTTGTCGACAAGTAAAGATGTTTGCATTCAACGATTGATAAATGATAAAAGAAACATTCAACAATTAACAAAAGTTTTTAATAAAATTGATGAATTAAAATCAATTGGAAAATTTGAAAATTTTAAAATAATTTGAAACGCTGGAAATCTTGTGAGGGGTACCCCCGTCCAAATTTTCGGGGCTTAGATCTGCAGGGGACGTTGAACGGACGTCCTCTTTTTTGCACCCCAAATTCTATTAATTTTGAAGTTTCAGAGGGGGCCTTGACCCAAAAATAGACCAATATGGAGGTGGAAGTGGGTGGGTAGAAAATATAAGCCTTTAGCCCTATCTAAAGCCAATTTGACTAAGGTCAAACAGGAGGCACATATGCAAGCAGAGATCTTATCATCTGATGGTTTGCCTGCTTTGCAAAAAACACCTCCACGGCACCTAGATCCAATTGCCAGTCAGGAATATAAACGCATCATTAACAGTATTGGTGACTTACCAATGCGCAATCTTGACCGCAGTGAACTGGAAAATTATTGTACCTGGTATTCGGTTTACAAGAATACCTCGATCAAAATGAAGCAAGCATTAGCCAATGGTGATGAAGATGAGTATTACAGTTATATCGGTATTCTAAACAAGGCCACAGCGGCGATTAAAGGGTTGGCTAGTGACTTAGGTCTTAACGTCAACAGCCGCATGGGCATGAATATGCCGAAAAACGAGGAAAAGAAGTCATCATTAGCAGACATCTTTGGATAGGAGACCACGTATGCGAACGTTAGTTTTTTGTTTAAATAAAAATGAATTAGCAGTGCAGCTTGGCCTTTATATTGGAGACCATCCTGATGCTGTTTGTCGCGGTCATGAGGTAATAAACCCTGATGATTCGATTCAGCATTATGCTTTGATTGATAGCACAATGGTTGAAGCTTTGACGGATGTTACTCAAGTTGTCTTATCTGGCACTTTGACTAAGCCAAAAGGCAAATATGAAAAAGTGATGTGCGCACGAGCCGTAGCACTTGGTGAGTATTTATTAAATACGCATAAGCTGGTGTATGGCCGATGAAATTTACGGATCCAACACCCAACTTTATAAAGCGTGTATTAAACGGCCGTCTGATCACTTGTGACGCTGTTTTACTGGCTGTCAAACGGCAGGAAAATGACCTTAAACGAACTGATTGGCGTTGGACGTGGAACCCTGAGCTGGCGGGCAAGGCTGTTAAGTTCATGGAGATGCTGCCGGAACCAAAAACGGGTAAGGCACAGCCGCTAGCGCCGTTTCAGAAGTTTATAATTGGCTGTATTTATGGCTGGGTTGACAAAGATGACCCAACAATTAGGCGATTTACCGACGTGTTCATTTCAATGGCACGGAAAAATGGTAAGTCGCTTTTAATTTCAGGCGTTATTTTATATGAGTTCCTATTCGGTAAGAATCCAGCCAATAAGCGCCAATTGTATACCGCCGCTAACGACCGTAAACAGGCCGGTATCGTGTTCGGCATGGTTAAGGACAGATTACGAGCATTATGTAAGAAGGACGCTGAAATCAAGCGAATGGTCCGTATTACACGGGATGAAATCGAAAACCTTAACGACGGTTCAACAATTCGGGCGTTCTCGCGGGATGCAGGTCTTGTCGACGGCTATGAACCCCATGTGGCCGTAGTCGATGAATACGCTAATGCTAAGACCACAGATATGATTGAAACCCTAGCATCCGGACAGTTGCTACTACCAAGTTACTTGACCTTTATTATTTCTACAGCCGGCTTTGATATGAACGTACCAATGTTCACGCAAAATTATCCGTATGCTAAGAAAGTGCTGCGTGGTGAAATTGATGCTGAACGTTACTTCGCATTTATTGCTGAAATGGATAGTGCTGAGGCTGTTGATGATCCCGAAAAGTGGATTGAAGCCAACCCGCTAATGGATGTAGATGTTTTATACAATCAAATTCATGATTATTTGGCCGATAAACTGGCTTCATCTCGTGCTGATGGCACCCTAAATAGCAAACTTGTTAAAAATTTCAATGTTTGGCGACAAGCCACCGAGGATTCTTACATGAATTTTGAGGATTGGAAACAAGCGGAGCTGGTCGAAAAGCCAGATTTACGCGGTGCTCGCGTTTGGTTTGGGATTGACGTTGGTCGTACGAGTGACCTTTTTGCCATTACCTGGCTGGTTTTACAGGAAGGGTATTGGTATTTAGATGGATATGCCTTTATTGCTAGCAAAAATGGCCTTGATGCCAAAATCAAAACGGATCGGATTGATTATCGTGCGGTCGAAAAGCGCGGCGAAGGTGAGATTACACAGCTAGAATCAGGGATTATTGATAACGACCGTGTGTATGAATGGCTTGAAGACTTCATTGAACGTAACGACATCGACGTACAAGCAATTTGTTATGATCCGTACCAGTTTGGTCCGTTGCTCACAACCATTGAGAAAAATCATAGTGAGTGGAATATGGTCAGTGTACGGCAAGGCACTATGACGCTGTCGATGCCAACAAAGCAGTTCAAAGATGATGTGATCTGTGGGAAAGTCAAGCACAGCAACAACGAATTGATGACGGCTGCCATGATGAACGCCGTTTTAATGAGTGATAACAATGGTGTTCGCATTAACAAAAACAAATATAGTAACAAAATCGACATGGCCGATGCGGCGTTAGATGCTTATGCAGTGGCATTTACCGAGGATATTGATAATTATTTAGACGATGAATCAGTTTTCAGCGATGATTTTGGCTTTTAGGAGGTGGCGAAGTGCATAAATTGAAAAGAATTGGCCAATGGCTAGTCCTTAATGCGATTGGATTATTTTTAGTGGCTGGGATGACGATTATTGTTATTGCTAGCTTTTTGATTGGGCACATTATTGGTTTATATGTGCTTGGTGCAGCCCTGCTGATATTAGCCATTATTCTTGCCATTCCAGGAGGGAGGTGAGACTAAATGAAACTATTTAGAAGTGTGGCTACAGCAACTGATGTAAGCCCAAATTGGGCCAGTGATTTAATTAGTGAGGGTATTCTGCCGTCATTTGGCGGTGGCTATGTTGGTATTGGAGCATTACGTAATTCTGATGTACTAACGGCTGTATCCATTATTGCCGGGGATATTGCCCGTTTTCCAGTGATTTTAACTGACAGAATCACTGGTACTGTCATTAATTTAGAGAATGTTGAGTACTTGATGAACACCAAGGTGAATGACCGACTATCAGCCTATCAATGGAAGTTCTCCATGGCGGTTAATGCGATTTTGTCGGGCAATTCATACAGTCGCATTGTACGTGATCCATTAACGAGTGAACCGGCTATGTTTGAGTTTTATGCACCGTCACAAACACAGGTTGATTACACCGACCCTACTAAAATCATTTACCGGTTTACACCTTACAATTCAGGAACAACTAAGATTTGCACGGCCAGTGATGTGGTACACTGGAAATTTTTTAGCTATGACACTATCATGGGCCGTTCGCCACTGCTAAGCCTAGGTAATGAAATGGACTTGCAGGAATCGGGCATTAGCACATTACAAAAGTTCTTTAATGATGGCTTTAAAGGGTCGATTTTAAAGGCAAAAGGGAAGTTATCTGCTAAAGCGCGCCGAAAAATCAGAACAGATTTTGAGGACGCTCAAACAGGTGCCACAGCAGGTGCCCCGATTGTGGTTGATGAAACCATGGAATACCAACCGTTAGAAGTTGATACAAACGTACTGAACTTGATTTCAAGCAACAACTATTCCACTTCTCAGATTGCGAAAGCTTTACGAGTGCCAGCTTATCGACTAGCTCAGAACAGCCCCAACCAATCAGTGAAGCAGTTGTCAGATGATTATGTGCAGAACAATTTACCGTTTTACTTCCGGCCAATTACCACGGAGTTTGAAATGAAACTACTTGATGATGACCAGCGGCATAAATATGCGGTGCTGTTTGATACTTCAGAAGTGGCCGGTATGTCGGTCGATGATGTGGTAAAGCTTAAAAGCAATGGCGTGATTGTCGGGGATGAAGCCCGGGCTAAGATTGGTTTGAAAGCCACTGGTGACCCTGATATGCAGAAATTTGAAACCAACCTGAACACGATTTTCTTAGACCAGCGGGATGCTTATATTTCAGCAACGAAAGGAGGTGATTCGAATGCCAGTAAAAACAAAGGAAACCAGAACGATGACGACACCGATGGAAGTGCGGGAAGCGACAACGGACAAGCCAGCAACGATTGAGGGTTATGCGTTGAAGTTTAACTGTGATTCCGAACCAATGGGGTGGCTCACTAGATTCCGCGAAAGGATTGATCCACATGCGCTGGACAATGCAGACATGACCAATGCTGTTGCCCTTTTTAACCATGACCAAAATCAAATTTTAGGCCGAAACGGTGTGAATTTAGAGCTGTCAGTTGATGATACGGGACTGAAATATGTTTTAACACCGCCTGATACCCAGCTTGGCCGTGATTTAGTTGAAAATGTACGTGCTGGTATCATCTCACAGTCTAGCTTTGCATTTTCTATTACAGATGATTCAGATGCTGAAAAATGGACCCGTGACGGTGACGCAGAAGCACCTTACAATCGTTTGATTCGAATGATTGATCGTATTTACGATGTGTCACCCGTTACAACACCCGCTTATCCTGATACAGAAGTTAAATTGGGTACACGGTCACTGGACCAACTTAAAGCATTGGAACAACCGCCTAAATGGCAACAAGAACGGCAAAAAATGTTGAATGAACTTAAACGAGAAGACCTTTTACGAGGCCTTTTTTAATACAATTTTAGGAGGTCAATTATGACTTTAGATGAAAAATTAGCTGCGGTTAAAAAACAAATCAAAGAAAAACGGGCTTTATTAGCAACAACAGCTACAGAGGTACGTACTTTAGCTGAAAAAGCTGAATCAGAGGATGATTTTAAGGCAGCCAAGGAAAAACGCGATGCATATACAGCCGCTCAAAAAGAATTAAAGGATTTAGAGGAAAAGCGTGACTTGTATGCTGAAGCACTGAAGGGTATTGAAGTACCAGCTAAACCAAACACACAAGCAGGTACTGACTATCGCCAAGCTTTGAATAACTATATCCATTCCCGTGGTGCTAATGTTGAAGGCTTGAAACGGGTTAAAACAGATGTTGGGACCTTTATCATGATGCGTGAAGGTGAACCAGTTGATGCAAGTGATGCTGTGAACGCTGGTGTCACATCTACAATTGCTAAATCAACCATTCCGGATGCAGTGACTTATGTGCCACAACGGGTGCTGCAAACAGTTGTTGATTTAAAGCAATTTGCGAATATTGTGCCAGTTACTACGCAAAAAGGCAGCTATCCAACGATTGCGAATGCAACCACTAAGATGGCCAGCGTTGCTGAACTGGAAAAGAATCCAGCAATGGCTAAGCCTGACTTTAAAGGTGTCGATTGGGCAGTTGAAACTTATCGCCAAGCATTGCCACTTTCTCAAGAATCAATTGATGATTCTGCAACTGATTTAGTTGGGTTGGTACAAGAAAATGCCGCTCAAATCAAAGTAAATACAACCAACGATGGTGTTGCAGGTATTTTGAAGCAATTTACAGCTGTGGAAGTATCAACACTAGATGATGTTAAATTGATCAACAACAAAAAGTTAGATCAAGCCTATGTACGGACATTAATTGCCAGCGCGTCATTCTATCAATGGTTAGATACGCTGAAAGATGATAATGGGCGGTACTTACTACAAGATTCTATCTTGTCACCGTCGGGTAAAACACTGTTCGGTATGCCAGTTTCAATTGTTGACGACACGCAATTTGGCGCCGATGGTGAAGCACATGCCTTTTTAGGCGATGTAAAACGGGCTGTATTATTTGCCAACCGTGCTGATTTCATGATTCGGTGGGTAGATGACCAGATTTATGGTCAGTACTTGCAAGCAGGGATGCGTTTCGGTGTATCAAAAGCAGACGAAAAGGCCGGCTATTTCTTGACTTTAGGTGACACCACGACTACAGAAGCCCCAAAAAAGTAGCCCCAACGATTGGGGCAGCTAAAGTCGGCACAGCAACTTTGTAAGCGTAGAAAGGATGTTTGAGTATGGCATATACACCCAATGAATGGAAAGATGGCGATGTAATCACCGCCGCTAAATTAAATGCCTTAGAACAAGGCGTTAGTGCAGCAAAGGATGGTGCTACCGGCGCTAAAGGCGACCCTGGTACCGATGGCAAAGATGGCGCGACTGGTGCCACAGGCACATCTGTCACGGCATTAGCCTTAGCGACTGATGCTGATGGTAAAGTGACTGGTGGCACCGCCACTATGTCGGACGGTTCGACAGTTGCAATCACAATCAGCACTGCTACAGCATAAGGTGGTGAGCTAAATGGCGGACGAACTAAAACATGCGCCATTAACTGATGCGCAGTTTGCAGTACTTAAAATGTATTGCAAAATTGACCAGGACTTTGAGGACGGCATGCTAGACGTTTTAGTCAATGATGCAGCCACCGAAATTGCTAGTGCCGTTCAAACTGGGCTGGAACCAGCAGTATTGCTTGCACAACCAACACTGTGTGATCGTTACTTTTCAGCAATCATGAAACAAGTGAAGGAAAATTACGATTATCGCGGTGAAGGCGCTGAAATCATGCGGTATCCGTTACTGGAACCAGTGGTAAACACCATCAACCAATTACGAACCGAGGTGGCAGCCGATGCGGACCAATAACATGCGCGAACGAATTACATTTGTCAGTTACTCAGGTAGCAAGATTAACGGCGTTCCCGTTGATAATGTAAAAACTGAGCAAATGTCAGTTTGGGCAGAAGTGCCTAAAATCCCTATTCGTGAGGTAAATAGCGGGCTTGGTATTCGTACTGACACACCAACATTTGTTGTACGGTTTTTAACGCAACAGGAAATTGAACCAACTTGGCGCATTGAATGGCGTGGTAATGAGTATCAAATTACTGGATTAGATCCTGATTACCAAAAGCGGGATATTACCACCATTACAGCAAAGAAGGTGAGCGCGTGACTGTTACAGGCGAGGCTGATATGCTAGCTAAAATCCATGCATTAGAAATGGGTGTTCAAAAAGACGCACGCGCTGCGGTGAAGGACGGTGCTGAAATCTTTAAAGACGCCTTACAAGCTGATACGCCGGTTTGGTCTGGTGAAACTGATGCACCGGAACACATGAAAGATGATATTCAGGCTACTGGTGTTAAAACGGCTGGCGGCACATTGACGTCTGATATTGGTTATGGCACTACCACTGGCTATCGGGTTCATTTTCCTAACAGCGGCACCTCTAAGCAGGACGCACAGCATTTCGTTGAGGAAACACAGGAACATACGCGTGGACCAATTTTAGCTGCCTTTATCAACCATCTGAAAGTAGGTGGTTAGTTGATTGCTTCAGCGTTGGTTTACGATATTTTAATGGCGTCAACGGAACTGCGTACTAAGCTTGATGCAGTGCGCGGCAAAACGGACCCAAACGATGGTATTTATAACGGTACGCCTGATTTTGATAATTGGACGGATATTCAGATCGTTGATTTGTCACCTTGGCTTCGAATTAGCGATTTGCCCGGCGACGCCGCCGAATATTCGGACGATGATCGTTTGTTAGAATACCCTCGGGTTCAAGTAGATTTTTGGACCCGCAAAGAATTATTACCAGATGCATCAGCCATTGACGAAATCATTAAAAAAGTAATGCACGATGCAGGCTGGGAACGGGTTTATCACAATTCATATGCTGACCATGATACGCCAGCGTTACGCATGACAATTGCATATTTTCAATCACAAGGACTGCCAGTATAGGCGGCCCTTTTAATTTAGGAGGAAATAATTATGGCAGGAGAAACACCAACAAGCACGCCAACAACACAAAAGAAAATTGCTAAGTTCGGGGTGTCAGCCTTTGAGTATGGCGTTGTAAATGACGAAGAACTTTGCCCAACATCGACTAAAGTGCCTGGCTTAAGCTCAGTGAAAATGGACATTAAGGCTGAAACCAAAACGCTGGCAGCCGATGATGGTCCATACTTGATTCTATCCGCTGGTATTACCGAAGCAACGGAAACAATTGAAAACTTTGACGTAAATAGTCAAATGAAAAAGGACTTCTACAACATTCGTGTCGTTGGCGGTACTGAAATTTATCCTAAGAATTTAACACCAAATTACGTCACAACGTTATTCCGTACTAAGTTATCCAATGGTAAATACGTCTGGGTAGCAATGCTGAAAGGGATGTTCACATTGCCTGGTATTGATGCCAAGGCAGTGGATGGCACGCCAGATCCAAACCCAGATTCAATTGAAGGTTCATTTATTCCACGTGGTGACGCTGATACAGGGAATGTCGTTCTGATTGGCCGTGAAGATAATGAAGGCTTTAACTTGGCACAATTCCGTAAATGGGTATTCCCAACGTCTGCTGAAGATGCTGCAATTCCTGATGAAGTAGCTAGCAGTTCAACAACTGGTTCTGGTACGACAGAAACCCCAAAAGCGTAGCCCCGGAAGTCGGGACGGCTAAGGCCGGGGAAGCCACATTAGAAGTTTAAAGTAGTGATTACGTCGCCATTGAAATAAACAATGCGGATAATCCGGGCGGCAAGATAAAGGAGAATAACATGGCTTATAAAATTACCTTAATGATTGATAACAAGGAAAATGAATTCATTCGTAACGGCGAACCGACGTTGAAAGATTTAACCAATGCCTTGAAAGTGCAACAGCAGCAGCTGCGAATGTACACAAAAGAAGCTGGCCCATCAGATCAAGATTTCGATTTGAATGAGGGCTATCTCGCTAAATTTGCAGTTGATTTTTGGCGCGGTGGTTTTACTAAGGTTCAGGTAATTGATGGTGCAACGCATGCGGCAATGTTGGCCATTAATGATGCGATTGGAGATTCGCTAGAAATTGGAAAAGATGACCCAGCGGAAGCAGCCACCGAATCAGTAGATGAGGACAGTACTGCAAAAAAATCACAGCCGCAGACGTTGGAGATGCCCTCGACAACCTCGACGAATTCTACAAAGCAAGACTAGATGAGGGCTATAAACTAGCGGAAGTTGATGCAATGACGATTCATGATTTAGATCGTTTCAGTGAAATTTATACGGAAAAAGAAAAGGAAACCTATATTGATGAGGCATTCCCATTCTTGTTCTAGGAGAGGAGGCACAACATGGTTGGAACTTTAGGACATTTAGCGGCAACAGTATCGCTTGATATTGACCCGTTTAAAGCATCGGCACGAACCTTATCATCAACTATCAAGGCGACAACTGCCGAATTAAAGGCCCAAGACGCTGCCTTCAAAGGGTCTTCTCAGACAATCTCCGGAATGAAAAATGCGTATAGCACACTGAGTAGACAGTCGAAGAATTATGAAGCACAATTGGCAACTCAAGCGGCTAAGTACAAGGAATTGGCTAATGCGGCGGCAAAGGCGGATGGTGACACTGAAAAACTAACAGCACGCCAAGCCAATGCCGCGGCGGCTTACAACAAGACTGCTGCACAAATGTCAGCAGTTAATACTCGTATGACAGCCTTGCGCAAAGAAATTATGCTGCAAGAATCCGGTTGGACTAAAGCATCAGCCGGTGCAGCTAAGTTTTCAACTGTTACTGGTAAAGTTGGCACAACGCTATCTAACTTTGGTAGCAAGGCCAATATGGGTATTACAGTACCATTGGTAACAGCGTTTGCGGCAGCTACTAAAAAGGCCATTGCATTTCAGTCGACCATGACCGAAAACAAAAACTTGTTGCAAACAGGTGCTAGAAATGCCAAAGAGTACGCTTCAGCGACTGGCGAAGTGGCCACCATGAGTAAAGACGCTGTTAATTACAGTAATCATTACGGTGTTAGCGTCCAAAAGATTGCTAATGGCTATCAGGACTTAATCAAACGTGGCTATACAGGCAAGCAGGCTATTGGTGCCATGAAATCTGAATTACAAGCGTCTGTGGCTTCTGGTGATGACTTTAACGACGTAGTCAATGTAGCCAGTCAAACCCTTGAATCATTTGGTATGAAAGCTGATACAACGGCCGGTATGACACGTAACACCAAAGAAGTTGTAAATGATTTAGCTTATGCAGCTGATTTAACATCAACGAAATTTAGCGATTTAGGTGTTGGCATGAGTTACGTTGGATCATCAGCCCACCAAGCTGGCTTTAGTTTATCTGAAACCGCCAGTGCCATGGGGATTTTATCCAACAATGGTCTTGAAGCTGATAAGGCCGGTACTGGGTTACGTAAAGTAATTGTGTCTTTGAGTAACTCAGTTAAAGGCATGGGGTCCGGTAATAATGTGCTAGATAAGCTGGGCATCAAGAAAAATGAAATGGTGGATGCCAACGGTAATTTGCGTAGCATGAGCGATATTTTCGGTGTGATCAACAAGCATACCAAAGATATGAACGGTACAGAAAAAGCTGCCTTATTTAACAGTTTATTCGGAACCACTGGACAACAAGCCGGCTTTATTTTAGCTGACAATGCAAAGCAGCTAGAAAAATTAAATGCCGAAGTTGCCAAGTCATCTAAGAATGATTATGTCGGTAAGCTGTCTGAAAAGAACTTAAAGACGGCCGCTAATCAGTTGAAGATCTTCAAGGAATCTGTTGAGAACTTAGGGATGAGCCTGGCACAAAATCTGTTGCCAACAATTACCCCAATCATCAACAAAGCTTCACAGTTAGCCCAAAAATTCGGCGAATTAGATAGCGGTACCCAAAGAAATATTGTCAAATGGGGCTTATTAGCCGCTGCTATTGGACCAGCCAGCACGTTAATGGGTGGTGCTTTCAAAATCATGTCTGGTGGTGCCGGTATTTTTAGTACGGTTGCCGCCGGTATGGGCCGTGCTACAACCGCTGCTAAGCTAGGCGCTACAGGTATGGATGTTCTTAAAGCTGCATTTAGTAAAACAGGTTTTGAAGCAGTTGGAACGACTAAGAATATTGCTGGCGTGGGGACTGTTTTAGGCGAATCCGCAACAGGTAGCAAGCTTTTTTCTGCTGCAGTTGATACTACTAACGTAGCCTTATCAAAAGCAGAATTGCGGCACATGTCGTTAAGCAAAGCGATTAGAGTAAGTGGTGCATCTGCTACTGAAACAACAGCGGCCTGGCGTGGCGCTCAAGGCGGCGTTACCTTATTTGGCAAAGCCTTAACTACCAGTGCCGGTGAAGTCGGTGTCTTAGGTACCGCACTAACACCATTAGGGGCCGGTTTAGCTGCCACAGCAGTAGCAGTTGGTGCCGGTGTGGCCATTTGGGAGTTATGGGGCAAAAAAGCCTATGAGTCCGGGCAACGCACGCAAGAATGGGGTTCTGACATTGGTGCCGCCGCTGCCAAGTCAGCAGGTGCTATGAAGTCCGCTTCAGGCGAGATTTCGGGAGCATTGGACAACACAAATTCATCAACCAAGGCCAACGTAAAAGCTATCAATGATGGTTTTGCCAGCATGACCGCCGCCGCTAAAAAAGCCGCATCTGAATCAGAATCAGCGGCCAGACGATTAGCGAAATCCTTAGGTGGTAATGCTGCCGAAGCGTTAACCCAAGCAGCAGCCAAAGAAAAAGCGGCCAATGACAAACGCATTAGCCAAATGGAACAAAATGCCAAACAAGCCGAACAAATCACTCGTAACTCAAACAAAACAGGTCAACAACTGACATCTGATCAAATCCAAGTACTGGAAAATTTGCGCCAAAGTAGTGCAGCGCAAGCAGTTAAAACATTGAACCTGTCAGGTAAGCAAGAAAATAACGTATTGAAAGCTATTCTTGGCGAAAAGACAACCATGTCAAAAGCCGCTGCTGACAAGCAATATGAGGATATGCAATATGCCTTGCAAAAGGAATATCGTGCCAATACAGAAGCACAGAACAAGATTAAAAATAGTGCCAAGTTAAGCACTGCTGAAAAAAATGCGGCCTTAGAAGGTTTGGAGCAAGATCACCAGGCCAAGCTAGACACCATTTACACTGGGGCCATTCAAGCCATGAAGGCCCAAGGCGATTCACGCAAAGAAATCTTAAGTAACCTTGAAAGTGCCTTTGATTTAACTGCTGATGAAGCTAATTCGGCCATGAACAGCTATGAAAAAGCCATGAGTAAAGGCGTTAATTCCAACAAGCAGTTTGCCGCATCCGTCACAGATGGCATGTCAGCATCGGTTAAAAAAGCCGGCAACGACTGGAATAGCTTAGTTTTAGATCCTAAAACTGGGAAAGTTGTTACTAATTTAAACCAAGTACTTAAAGACACAGCCAACACGAAGGACGGCTGGAATCGACTGAACTTCGACTTAAAGAACGCCAAAATCAGCACCAATGCCAAACAGGCCATTGTGGATGCTTTAGCAGCATCTGATAAGTGGAATACATTACCGTATTACGAAAAAGATGCCATTATTCGCACCCAAGGCCGTACTGAATTAGCAGACGTAATGGATAAATTTGCAACTTGGGACTCGTTTAGCCTGAAAGACCAACAGGCCATCGTTCACGGGGACTATACGGCGCTGGTGGCTGCTTTGGTTAAGTCTGGCGACTGGAATAATATGTCGCTAAAAGAAAAGCAAGCAGTTGTGCACGACAAAGCGACTACGCCAATCGTGGATGCTTTAGTTCAAACGGGTAAATGGAATGGCCTAAGCGTGCAAGCCAAATCAGCAATCGTTAATGCAAAAGGCAAAGCAGACCTAGCTGACTTAGTTGTGAAGTATGGCCTTTGGGGACAGTTACCAGAAAAGACTAAGAACTTATTGATCAATGATGCTGATGCACGTGCAAAATTAGTATCGGCTGGTGTAGTCCTTGACACTTATAACGCAAAGCCCGTTGCAACTAAAGTGTTTAAAGTCGATGTAACAAGTGCCACAGGCAATTCACAAAAAGGGCAACAAGCAATTGACGCGTATAACGCCAAGCATCCTTTGACCAAGAATTTGAATGGAAATCCAATTGGAATTCAGAATGCTTCTAAAGCATCCATTACAGCCCAAAACGCACATAACAACAAGCAGGACAAAACAAAAAACCTCAATGGTAATGCGTCCAACATCAAAAATGCATCGAACCAATCAGTGGCTGCTCAAAATGCGCACAATAATAAGTCTGACAAGACCAAGAATTTAAATGGTAATGCCTCAGGAATGAAAAACGCTTCAAGCCAGTCGTTATCTGCACAGAATGCGCACAATAACAAAACTGTCAATACGAAGCAACTTAGAGGTAATTCGAGTAGCGTTACAAGCGCCAGTAGTACTTCGATTAGTGCAATCGGACGATGGAACGGCTATGGAGCACACAGTAAGAGCCTTAAGGCCTCTAACCAGGCCGCTGCAGCAGCGGCTGCAGGGGTAAGTGCAATTCTGTCATGGAACTCACATAACCCGGTTGTGCACATCTTTAAAACTATTTATCAAACTGTCAACGGTAAGAAGGCCACTGGTGATCCCGATTTTGATGGTGGCCTAGCAACAGTCAACGATGCACCAGGTAGCATGTACCGTGAAGCAATTACGTTGCCAACAGGTGAAACATTTATCCCATCAGGTCGTAACGTTACCATGGCCTTACCGAAGCATACAAAGATTCAAACGGCCATGACCACAGCTGCCCATTACAACATTCCGCGTTTCGCTTCTGGTACAGGTGATTTTACCGGCGCTGCCAACCATATCAACAACTTGATGCCGCAGCCAGTGCAAGTAAGTCCAATTAGCCGTAATGACAGTACTACTCAGGCATTTGACCCATCTGGCATTATTGCAAATCAGCAAGCACAAATCAGTATTTTCCAGCAACAAAACGTCATTTTAGGCAAAATGGTCGAACTATTATCAGCACAGAATACTGATTCAAACACAGGCCAGGCTGTGCGCCAGTTGTTGCAGCAAGTCAATACAGTTAACGGACAAATCGAAAGGGGGAGATTGAGCTGACACCACTGAGTTTTACATTTAACGGCAAGAATTTATGGGATGATTTCCAGACATTGATCGCGTTAGATTTAGAGTTGGCATCCAGCGAACCCGATGTCACCTTAGTAGATGTGCCAGGTCGAGTAGGGAGTGTCGTGCTGGATAACAAGCGAGACAAGGCCGTGACACAAACCTTTAATCTGTTTTGTAAGTTGCCACACCCGAAAGGTACAGAAATGATGCGTCAAGTCATGGAGTGGTTGCGAACGGATGTTAAGGTGCATGATTTTACGTTAAGCTCTGAGCCGGATTATGTTCGGCACGGGGCTATTTTAACGGCTATTCCAGCTACCGTTAAAAGCGATGGTGTTTATGGGACAGCTGTGTTTAATTTTGAGCCACGGCGGTATTTAAAAGAGTCGCTAGTTGAGCAACAAATCACTTCAGGAGCAGCTTTAAATAACCCTGGCAGCGTTGTAGCTAAACCACGTATTACCATTACTGGTTCAGGTGATATGACACTGGTAGTCAACGGTACCAAGTATGGCATTAAAGGCATGGACCAAGGCATCATCATTGATTCGGATTCACAGTCAATTATTGCTGCGGATCAAACCACCAGTGAGTTTAGCAAGTTTCAAGCTGGCAGCTTTCCGGAGTTAAAAAAGGGTAACAATACGATTACATGGGACAGCGGTTTTACCGCTAAAATTATCCCAAGATTTGCGGTGAAACTATGAGTACACCAATTTTATATGAAGAAGGTACAACTGATTTTTGGAACATGGGTTTAGGGCCATTATCAGATGCCACCACGACAACGGTTACGGAAGAACGTAACGGTGAGTTTGTGCTAGATATGACGTACCCAATTGACGGTGTGCGGGCAACAGCTTTAAAGGAAAAGCGAATTATTGTTGCGGATGCTGGTCACAAGCTGACACATCAGCAATTTGATATTACAGATGTGAAGTCGAACCTTACCATGATTACCGTCCACGCTGAGCACGTAAGCTACCGGTTAAGCCGCTATCCATTACTACCTAGTGTTTCTGGTACGGGGGATGCAAACGAGCTGATCAAGCAGTGGCGTAATGCCATTGTCGTTGATAATAATTTCACTGCTGATTCAGACATCGGTTCGACAAATAGTATTAATTGGACGATTGATAAGGTAACCAGTGCCAGATTAGCGCTAGGCGGCGTTGACGGATCGTTGCTGGATGTATTTGGCGGTGAGTATCGGTTCGATAACGAGCACGTGTCGTTGCTCAATCACCGTGGTAGTGTCGTCAATACGTTGCTGGCCTATGGGCGTAATATCACTGATTTTAATCAGGAAACAGCAATTGACAGCACTTATACATCCATTTACCCGTATGCAACACAATCCAGTACGGATTCCACGGCGGCCAAGATTATCACGCTGCCAGAATATTTTGTTGACGGTGCTTACGTTGATAAGTACCCACAACGCCGTGTGGCAGTCATTGATTTAAGCAGCAAGTTTGACGAAAAAAATCCTGTGACTGTCGATGGCTTACGCGCCGCAGCACAGGATTACATCAAAGCGAACAATGTTGGAGTGCCGACCGTTACCACCAAAATTAGTTTTGTGGATCTATCAAAATCGGCTAATTATGCTGATGTAGCACCACTGGAACAGGTCGATTTGTGCGACGAGGTGCCATTCTGGTTTTCAAAGCAAAATATCAACACTACCGCTAAGGTTAGCCGGGTCATTTGGAACGTACTAAATGACAGCTACGATTCAATTGAACTAGGTGATTTACCAGCAACATTAAGTGACTCGATTAAAACGATCGCCACAACTAGCGCTAGTAACGTTGCCCAAAAAACAACACTGACTTTTTTGCAAGGCGCCAATGGTATTGACGGTAACTTTTATACCGACGGCACCACGGAACCACCGGTCGCTAATAAAATTGGTGATCGCTGGTACCAAAAAGATGGCAATGACATCACCATGTACATCTGGGATGGTACCACTTGGGTGCGCACAGCGTCGACCAAAGATGCTGGCCTAATTGGTAAGCAAATCAAAGCCGCCACCGCCGACCTCCCAAAACTAAAATCCGACATCGAGGCATCACTATCCGCCTCAAACCTAGCCGTAGCCAACGCGGGCTTTGCCAATGATGCTGCGGACCAGGCTAAGTCAGCTGCGGCTAGTGCAAAGAGCGATGCCGCCGGCGCTTTAGCTGAGGCGACTAAGTCATTTAATGACGCTCAGAACGCCATTTCAAACGCGACTAAGGCAATGGATGCGGCTGAGCAAAACCACACCACTGTCACAGGCTTGGTCACTAAAGTTGATGACATTACCGGTACGATCCAGACACTGGCGACGACACAGTCAGTCGACAAGCTGGCTGGTACTGTCACGACGGTCCAAAACTTGGCGCAATTTGCCTCAGATGGGCTTAAGCTTAAAGCCGACAGCTCAACAGTATCGTCCTTAGACGGTCGTGTAACTAAGCTCAGCGGGCAACTTGACATCCAGGCGGATAAGATTGCCGCCACGGTTACCGCTAGTGATGTGACGGGAATGCTGGGTAATTACGCTACTCAATCCTGGTCGCAGGGGCAGATATCTGCTGCTAAAAATGAGATTTCCGCGTCGGTTGAGACGGTGCAAACTCAAGTTAATAACAGTGCTGTAGGAACTAATCTGTACACGGATACCAAGAGTTTTGGTAATCTAGCATCATGGTGCAAATCCAGTTCGTGGACAAAAACTGCGAATACCTATAAAAAATTAGATGTGGTACAAACAACCTACGATTGGGATGGGCTAAGCCAATATGTCCAGGTTAAAAAAGGTGATATTTTAACGTATAGTGTATATGCAAAATATATAAGTGGCACTGGAACAAGTGGCATCTACTGGACGCTCAATGGTCTAACTGAAGGCAGTTATAGCACTGCTGAAGTAGATTCAGGAGTTACCAACGTAGCTTTAACAGATTCATGGCAGAGAGTGTCAGGGACAACAGTTGCCACTAGCGACGGTTATTTACGCCCTCGACTTGAACGCACTAATGGAAATACCAATACTATGCAGATTGCCGGAATCAAGGTGGAAAAAGGTAGCAAAGCTACGGACTGGTCACTCGCGCCGGAAGATCAAGCCACCATTGATTGGACAAAGGCACAACTTGATATTAAGGATAACCAAATTACCGCTCAAATTAGTGACGTGAAAGACGGCTTAACAACCAAATTTACGACCTTACAACAAACCTTGTCAGGTGTCCAAGCGACGGCGAATAACGCTGTGACTCAGGGACAACTAACACTTTTGAGTGATCAGTTTACTAGTACAATTACCGGAGTTAAAAATGACTTAAATAATATGCAGATCGGCGGCACCAATCTAATACCAAACAGCTCTACACCTCAAGTCCTTATACGTCCAGATCAAAGTCCCGACTACCCAGCTTGGGTTAATACAGTGGTATATAGGGGTTTAAAAAACAATGAGACCTATACTTTCTCAGCTTTGGTCACAGCAGAGACGGCTGATAAATCAGCAGAACGATGGGGCATTCGAATTTTCCAGTTAAATGGAAATCATGAAGCTATGAAAACTAACTTCGATGCAAATACAGGTAAACGGCAGTCCGTGACATTTATAACGCCAGATGACGAAATATCTTATGATGTTTATATTTATTCTGGAGGAGTGGGGGTTGATTACACACCATCTGATTTAAAGATTGTTACAACCGTCTCAGATTATAAACTTGAGCAGGGCAATAAAGCCACTGACTGGTCACCAGCACCGGAAGATCAAGCGACAGTTGCGGACGTGTCATCGCAAATTACTCAGCTCCAATCCGACATTAACTTACGCGTTAAAACGGGTGATGTGGTATCACAATTTAACATCGATGCCGGACAAGCACTTATCCAGTCGAACAAACTCTACCTAGACACTTCAACAGTCGTATTTTCTGGCAAAGCCTTTATTCCAACGGCCGTCATCAAAGATTTATCAGTAGATACTTTTAAGGGTCAAACCATTAACGGTAACACAATTAACGTGATTAACATCAACGGCGCCAGCATCGTATCGCAGTCCATCACCGCCGATAAACTAGCCGCTAATGCCATTCAAGTAGGTTTACAAAACTTTAGCTCAACCATGAAAATCACACCCACATCACTAACCATTAATAACGGTGCGCACGATGTATTTCAGCTTAATCAAACTGGTATCCACGTCTGGGACCCAACCAACAACAAAGAAACAGGCTGGATCCACAGCAACACGATTGTTGGGCATGATAATTTATTTGGCCTGACGTTTGATTTATCTCATGATGCTCATTTCATGAGCTGGGCCTATCGTGATGATCCAAATGGAACATATACTCAAAAATTTTCTTGGCTTGATACAACTGCCGCCAATGCAATCGGGGGCACCCAAGGATTCCATTTTTCAAATGATGTTAATTTTGAGAAGGGTATCAGTATCACGAGCGCGTATCAGCAATTGCAGTTTGGAACACAAAATTTTAACAATATAAACTATCCGTATTTAGGATCAGTTAAAGGTACAGCGGGGATCGCTTATGGGACGTCAGCTATATACGTGATTAGTGGCACCACTGTATATAACCTAACTGACTTCATTAAATCAGTAAACACGCTGACTAAAGTTGGACACCTAGCAATACCAACAGCAATCAGATCCGACGGCACCGTCTCAAACTACACAGACTTCACATTCTAAAGGAGATAAAAGCATGCAATTAAAATTTAAAACAGGTCGTTTATTATCCATTATCAATTTTGTAGACAATCTTAAAATCACAGGTCCAAAACCAAATCGAGGGCGCTATCGGCTGTCCAAATTAGTAACGGCAAAGTATAAGGAATGTGAAGATGAACGCTTAGACCTCATGAAAAAGTACGCCGAGTTAGACGGTGGTAACCTGAAGGCCGATGAAAAAAATAACGTCATCTTTAAGAGTGATGAAGACAAGCAAACGTGTTTGGATGAAGAAAAAGAACGTCAAGAATCCGATGCAGTTATCACAGTAGATGATTTTATGGATGTATTAACCGAGTTTTACCAATATTTATGCGGGTACAATGAGCAGCTATCTGGATCAGATGGCTTTTTGTTTGGTCTCATGCTAGATGTTTTCGAAGACGCAGGCTTTACAGAAAAGGAAGGTAAATAATTATGTTAAAAACAAGCAAATCAGTATCAGTATCAGGTCAGTCAGTATTCGGCAATAAAATCGCGGCTAGTATGGCGGGTAATATCGACAGCACAAGCCGCAAGAGCAATTTTAATTGGTCAGCAATGGACCAAGAAACCTATGATGCAAACAAAAAGCAGGTACGCCAGGACATTGCCGACTTCAACAATGTTATGTATGATCTCCAAGACCAAATGGATAGTGAAGCCGCCGCGTCAACAACTGATACGACCGAACCAACGGATGATGGGACAAACGGCGTTACACCAGAAAGCACCCAGGCTTAACTGAGTGCTATTTTTGTGGCGTAAAGGAGGTGATTAAATTACACACCTACCACAACAATTGGAAGGAGGGATTGGTTGGGGTGGAGCTGTCAGATTTATTTGGAACGCTGTCGAAAATGAAGGTGGATCACTCATGGCTTGTGGGCACAGTAGCTAGCATTCCGATGATGATTCCAGGTTGGGTCCAACACGAAGAGTGGGAGATTCACCACAATGAACTGATTCTGGTGCTGGCATTTATCATTTTGATGGACTGGGTAGCTGGGTCACGTTTGGCTCATAAGGCTGGCCACAAGCAAAGCACGCACTGGAACGACAGCCTAATTCGCGATGTGATGATTCTCGGTATGTGTGTGGCTGCCAGCTTGCTGGATGACGCCATGCACACAGGGTCATTTTTATTTTTCGTGATCACGATGGCTTTTGTCCATCACAATTTATACAGCCTGTTGGCTAACCTGGCACTGCTAGGCTGGGACAAGTATTTTCCGGTGGGATTATTACGGTGGCTAAATGATGAGCTGGTAGCCAAAGCACACAAGTATTTTGGAGGCGATTATAGTAACGATGACAAAAACAAAAAGCATTAAAACAGGGGCGGTTGCGTTAGCAGCGGCCTTTTTGGCTGCGCCTGTGGTGCTATCAGTGCCAGCGCATGCTTACACGATTGATTACACCTACGCATTCGGCGCAGGCCAAGGGTCCACATTAAAGGCCAACAATTTATACATCATCTTGCATGATGTTGGGACTGAGTCAGGGGCAGCTGCTAACGCGAATTACTTTGATAATAACTGGTCAGTGTCTCAAACGTACACGCAGTTCACCGTTGGTGACGGCGGCAAGGTCTACCAAATCGGCGAACCGGGTTACCAGGCTTGGGGTGCTGGGGCATACGCTAACGCCAACGCACCAGTACAGATTGAGTTAGGGCATGCACAAACGTATGCGCAATTTAAGCAGGACTACGCAGCGTACGTCAAACTGGCCCACGACATGGCCGTCAAATTTGGTGTGCCATTGCGGTTTAACGACATCAACGGTGGTATCATCACGCACCAATTTGTCTCGGACAACATTTGGGGCGATCATCAAGACCCAACGGCCTATCTTGCTAAGTGGGGTGTATCTACCGCTATGCTTGGCCACGACGTAGTGACTGGTGTATCTAGCCTTGGTGGCACAACGTCCACAGCACCTAAAGGCGTGATTACATCAGCTGTAAAGCCAACGACTAGTGCAGGACTAACGGCGGAAACTGGGTCGTTTACTAATGGCGACCAACAGATTCAGGCCCACTATTCGCCTAGCCTGTCTGGTCAAAAAGCTGGTCAGTTACCGGCTAATTGCACTGTGCATTATGACGGGTACATCAACGCAGATGGCTATTGCTGGGTACACTACACGTCATATAGTGGCGACAGCATTTACTTGCCGGTGCATCCTACGGGCAGTGCAAACAACGTTTGGGGCACTTTTAAATAG